GATAGCGGTCGATCCAGCCTTCGCAGCCTCGCCTACGGCTGGTAGTGCAATCGCACCGGCAGGCCCAAATGCGGCAAGACCACCGCCCATGGAGACGGTCCCCGAGACGGGACCGCGAACCGCGAGCTTGCCAACGAGCCGCAAGACATTTTCCGTCTTACCGCCGCGCGCAACGGCCTTGATCTGGGCTCGTTGCTCAGGACTGAAACGAGCCATCGCGCGGTCATTGTTGGCGATCTGGCGGAATCGTTGCCGGACGGCGGTCGCATATCCCGCTTGTGTATAATTGGCGCCAGCGGCATTCTTGGCCTTCTCCAGAGCGTCTTCGATGACCTCGCCCCGGCTAGCCTTGGTCCAAAGATCGCGCGCAGTTTTCAACGCCTCTTGTGCCTGCGGATCGGGTGCACTGGAAAGCTGTTGAGGCGAGAGGTTTTCCATGAAGTCGTCAATGTGGTCCTGCACCACGCGCGCCATGGCACGATCGGCCTTGTCGGGCGACTTTGCGCCCTCTTTCGCGATCCGGCGCAGAATTTCCATCTGCTGAATAGACTGATCACCCGTCGCATCGCCCAGTGCACTCACTACGGCCGCAGACTTCGGATGCAGCATCGGGTGAAAGCCACGTTTCGCAATGTCACTGGTAATATCATTGACCATCTGATCTACGGCAGGCGCCGAAACGGTGAGGCCAGAATTGTCCACAATGGCGTATTGCTTGGCGGCTTCCGATCTGAGCGCAGAGACGGATGGCGCGGGCTGTGCCTTGGCAGGAAGCGGTGCGCCGGCAGTCTTCGCGGGCGCACCAGCGGCAAGACCGCCAACCATCGACAACGCACCGGACAGGAACGGATGATCCTGAGAAAATTGGGCCTGTTGCGCCTCGGCAGCGTCGGCCATGGCGTTCGACTGATCGAGACCGCCAATGAGACCAACCGTTCCTGCAATCGGTCCCTGGAGCGTGGGCATGAACGCGCCGGTTGCTGCTCCCGCATTCCCCTGCATCTGATCCGCTTCGGCGCGCGCGGCGAGATAGCCAGGCGTGTTGCGGTTACGCTGAAGTGACGCCTGATAGGCTTCCTGTTCCGCATCGGCCGCAGAGCGCAACTTCTCGCCAATCGTCTCATTCAACCGGCTGATCGGATTTGGCAACGCACCACCAAAGGATTGCGCCTTGCCTTGCATTTCCGGGATGGAAGCCACTGCGCTGAGTGCAGGGCTGACCACATTCTCCTGCACAAACCGGCCGACCGGGCTCGCCACGACGCGATCAATGAAGGAGGGTTGTTCACCCTGCCTCGGTAGGGCGGCCGCAGGCGTGATCTGAACCGGCGTGATCGGGGTATCTGGCGCCTGCATTTTCTGCACGCGCGCCATCAATTGCGACCGTGTAGTGCCGTCCGGGACATTGGTGATAACGGTGCCGTCAGGCATGCGAACGTCCATGGTCACTCCGGCAATTGACTGAAATCGATGACATTGCCACCAGATGACGGCTCACCACGAATAGGACCGATGGATCGGTCGCCAAGCTGGTCTTTCGGAGGCATTCGGCCCTGAATGAGAGAGAGTATATTTTGATAATGGCGCTTCACATCCATCAGGTTCTGTTTCAATTGTGCCCGAGGTAGACCTGTGTCGAGCGATGCGATGGTTGATTGCAGGAGACGGTTTTCCATCTCTGACACCTGACCAAGCGCACCACCTGTTGGCGATGCATCGCGAAGTGCCTGGAGCCGGTCGAACCCAACATTGGCCTTGATCGTATCGATGGTCTTATCGAGCGAAAACGCACCGGTCTGCGGAATGTTGCGAAGGCCAGCACCAACAGCGCCAGTGGTCCAGCCGTCAATTTGCCCAATGGCGGCATCAACCTTGCTAATGACGTTCTTCGAACCTTCGATGGCCTGCCGGGTCGCCTTGTCTTGCGCGTCCTGATTCTTCGCAATTTTCATTTGATCTGCCGGGCTCATCGGCGCCGAGAACACCGGCTGGCCCGTCCGGCGATCATAAAGCGTGGCGCCGGGCGCTACCGCAATGGGCTGCGATTCCGACACCCGGTTATGCCTTGCCGTCTCTGCCTGCGAAGCGCGTTGGATAGCAAGACCGGGATCGTTCTGCTTCAAGTAAATATCCTGTGCGACGGCCTGATCCGACTTCACGTCGGAGGATTGCAGCACTTTCGGAATGCCATCATCACCGATCCCAATCACCGATCCGGGCCGAAAACCCATGCCCTGCGCCTCTGTGGGAGACAGAATGCGCATCTGGCTTCCAGCCTCTGCCTTTTGAAGGGCAAGGTATGGTGTAGGATCAAGGCCGTTTGCCACGCCTTGCGCCAACAAAGGCGCCAAGTCCTGCTTGGAAGGGATAGCATAGGTCTGCGCGTTAAGCGTGGCCGCCTCTGAACGCAGCTTCGGCGCCTGCGCACTCATGTCATTCATGGCAGGCGTTACTTCGACCGGATTCACCTGGGTAAACGCATCGCTGAGGCGCTGGGCAACAGCGTTCCGCTGGGTCATCTGTGCCTGCTTCAGCACATCGTCAATGCTGTCCGTCTGTCCGCCTGTGGACATATCTTTTAACATCGCACCAAGAAGGGAGAGCTTGTTCACCCCCGGCGTGGCACGACTGGGATCATAGTGAAGCAAGCCGCCAAGATAATCCGTCCCACCGTTCGGGTTGGGACTGCCGCTGAAGAAATCGCCAAAAAGTCCAGCCATCATGCAGCATCCTTCAACTGGTCATAATCGACGGCCAGGCCGAACAAGGTGGGATGGACGGCGGCCGGGTCAGTCTCACGAACTTCCTGCGCAATGACGCCGAGATGCACATCGGTCGGGGCCATATCGTATCGGAACGTCACCCAACGGCGCCCGCGCCGGTCAAAGTGGTGCGTGCGGACGTCATGCTTCAAGTCACCATCAGACAACTTCAAACCCATGGCGCCAAGGCCTTGCCCAAGCGATCCGAGTCCGCCGAGTAGCCCAGTCAGGAACGATCTACCACCTGATTCCGTCTTGTCGCTCGTGGAGTTGATCACGTTCGGGAACAGACCCAGTGCCTGGTCCATGATCTGCTGCGTTTGGGCTGGGTAGCCGATCTGGCGCATAAACTCTTGATATGCGGCATTATCCTTCTGCTGCTGCAATTGCTGCTGGGCATCGCCCACCGCAGAGACCAATCCAGCCTTGGTAAGCGCCGAAGACTGTTGCTGGCCGGAAAGATCACCCAACAAGCCTGCCGCGTTGAGATTGATGCCTGCAGCTCCTTGTGCCGCGTTCTGATTGGCCGTGGCTGCCGCCAGATCGGCGTTCTGGTTGCCGGTGGCCGCCGCGAACCGGCGTGCCAGATCTGATTCCGCCGCGTTCTGCGCATTGGTGAAGTTCTGGCTGTTGAGCCCGGCCAGCGTTGAACCCGCCGTATTGAGATAATCCTTGTTGGTCAGCGAATTCAGCACGGCTTGCCGGGTGCCACCGAATGCGCTCGCCGCCGTGGCTCGCTGATTATCGCTCATGATGCCAGCATCGCGCGCCTGCCCAAGCTGCTTCATGGTCGCGTCAATCACGTCCTGCTGGTACGGGTTCATGTAGGGCGAAAGGTCGGTATTGGCGAGAAGCGGCGCATCGACCGGTGTGGCGCTGATCACGGTGGGATTGTACCCAGCTGCACCCTGAGCCGCACTTATAGCGGCATTCATGGTGTTGTCGCCCAGATTGCCGGTGCCAAGCTGCTTGAGAAGGTCCTGAGCCTGCAATTGCGTCGGCGTGAAATCCGCTACACTTTCGCCCGTGAAGGGTTGGAATGGTGTGTTCGCGATGCCCGATGCGCGATTGTAGTTTGAAAAGAGCAACGACTTGATCTCTGGATCAATCGTGTTCGTTGTCGTTTCGGTGGTCTTTTTTCCGCCTTTGCACATCTTCACAAATCCTTGACTGTGACTGTCATCACTTCTTCGTAGCCCTTGCTACGCAATGCCCTCGCCCAACCTTTGCGCCCGATCAGCGCCACGCATTTGCATCCGTAGGCATGCTTCGCCCAGCGGGTGATGGCCGGCTCCATTTCATTGATCAGTTCCGAAAGGTCGCCACCCACCAAAAAGAAGTTCAGCGCCTTATATTGAGGGTAAACTACGATCTCCGTGACGATTGCCGACTTCTTGCCCGGCCAGAATTGAAAACGGCCTTCCGCGATGCCTTCTTCTATGTCCTGAATGGTGTGCGTGCCGCGCGTAGACGGAAGCGCCGCCTCAATCCATGGTCGACAGCGGGCCCACTCGTTCTGTGCTTCGGTCATGCCGGTGTGGTTGAAAGCGTTCCGTCATTGGCGACGACAAGGCGGTGAAACGAGCCGTCCGGCGCCTGTAGCAGAACCGGTGCGCCCTTCTTCATGTTCCGGTGATCTTCCGCGATCAGCATGGCGCGGGTCTGCGATTGATCGTTCGCGTCATACTTCTCTGGCGGTCTCGGTAGGATCATCGTCTTCCTCCTCCGCTCATGGCGAGGCGCGGGCTACCGACACGCCAATCGGCCATCATCGCCGCCGTGTAGCGCATCTTGGCCTGCCTGCCCGTGATGCGGACATTGGTGGGCGAAGCCAGCGCATAGGGCCCATGGACGCTGGCCGCGCCGTTCGGAAATTGTCGCGTCGTGAGCGTGATCGTGACCTGACCTGCCGTGCGTTCATCCGGGATCAGCTGGTCGGCGTAGATCATCTGATCGCCGTTGCCGATCTCCACCGGCCCGCTCTCGGCGTATGGAATATCGCCGTCATAGTTGAAGCCGACTTCATGGTCGTAGAGATAGCCGTCCGCATCGATCATGATCGGATGCTGGAACACGCCGCGATCCGTGCCGCACAGGCGCGACGGCCGCCCGATGTTCCAGTAATTGTCCCGATAATTCCAAATCACGCAGCGATCGATCTCGTTCGAGCCGGACGAGCAATAGTGCCATTCGATCTCGTCAAAGGCCGAATTCCGCACCGCGTAAATTTTCGAAAGCTGCAAACTGTTGATGTCGGAGAAGACATAATCCGCCACTTCGCACGCCAAGGGCTGAACATAGCCGTTGTAGAGCCAGAACGAATTGCGGCCCATCCACACCGCGCGGGCATCAAGCGCCGCCACACATTGCCGGGAAACGACGCCACAGGCCGAACCGACACGGGTGAAGCGATAAACCAGCGTGTCGGCGGTATAGGTGGCCAGCCATGCGTCCACATCGGTGAACAGCAGCGTGCCGCCCTGAATGACCTTGCCACACATCAGGCTTCCCGCCGTCTGCAACGGAAAGCTGCCCGCCTGATTGGTGTCGGTGGGCGTCCAGTCCGTATTGTCTTCCTGATCGCACCACGCGACGTTGCGCTGATCGTTGGCTGCGCCCAAAGCAAACACAAACCGTTCCGGGGTCACCACGAGGGCTTTGCACGACGGTGCATTGGCGACGGCCGCGGCCGGTGAAGCTGTGTTCAGCGCCCACTCATAAATCTTGCCGTCGTCCGGGCTGACCATAAGCAGGTTTTGTCCCCAGGTATCGAGGGTGGAGACTGTGGCGTCCTGGATCAGCGTGTTGTCCGGGCGGGGCGTGCCGTAGAAGCCGACACCGAAATCCCCCATGCCATAGCCGCCGCCCGTCACAGCGTCGGAACGGCCCACAACGAAGCCGGTGGGCGTGATGTCGTAAATATCGCCAGCACGGTTGGAAGCGTAGAGGTGCGAGTGCGTGGCAATGCCCAGCCATGTCGCACCGGAATTGTCCCGCCATGCCTGAATGGCGCGCGCCGCGCCGGTGACCTGACTGGCAGATCGTTTCTGCCAGCCGCCGATGGGCCGCAGATCGCGGTCGATCCACCGGATCAGATTGGCATCGAAGTAGCGACCTTTGCTCTCAAATTCCGTGCCGTTGCGATAAACACCGGGCGGAAGTGAGAGCGGGAAATATGCTGTCATCACGTCCACGCGAATTGAACGGTGCCGTGACCGCCGTTATCACCGGGAATGCCCGGCGTGCCGGACGGCTGACCGCCATTCGCGGCGCCGCCGGTCGTATTTGTCGTTCCTCCAGAGGCCGCGCCGTTGCCGCCGCCCAACGAGGCCGCGAGACCGCCATTGCCAGCCATGTGGAATGTCCCGGCGGCCAACGTCATATCGACGGTCGAAAGACCGCCACTGGTTGAGCTGGAGCTTGAGCTTCCAGAGCCGCCAGCACCGACGACGTAGCTCAGCGATGCGCCCCAATCGGACGATGCAATCGCTATCGTTCTGATCGCCCGGCCGCCCGCGCCGCCCGCCGTACCGACACTGGCGCCGCCACCACCGCCATCGACGGTGATCGTGACCGCAGCCGCGCCTGCGGGGACCGGTTCAGAGCCGCTGCCAGAGGTGTAAGTGTGCGTGACGGGCGAGAATGCACCGGCTACCACTTCCCAAGCCGATCCGGTCCAGCGCTTCATCTGGCGCAGCACATTGGCCGCGCCATTCCATTGCTTGACACCGGGGAGAAGTTGCCACGCCGATCCGGTCCAACGTTTCGCGCGTGACATTAGACGCTCGTGTCGATCCAGATGTCATCAACCTGAGGCGATGCTGGGGCAGTGGATTGAACAAAGAGGCGAAGGCCCGCACGCCCGCTCGCAACACTATTCCCACCTGTCCCGCCCTGCGCGACCGGCAATGGCCCGCTTGTGAAAGTCGGAGGTTTGGCAAAATTCACTACGTCTGATCCATCAATTGTGATCGGATAGGATTCGGACGAATGATCACCCGCCACGGCAGTGTTGCGTCCGATGTAAAGGGTATTCCCGCCACCAATTAGCGCCCGCCACCGACCAGCAGGTGATGCTTGGTTCGTGTCAACAAAATAAAGTGCCGGGAAAGCTGTCGCGATCTTCTGCGATGCCGCAAAATCATTATTGGCATTCAGTTTTGGAATGTTCGCGGACAGCCGCGCGTCAGGGACAGTGCCAACCAGATTGGCAGCCGGCAAATCGGTCAGATTGGCGCCGGAAACCGCGGGCAATGTCCCGGTCAGATTCGCAGCCGGAATATTCGTGAGATTTATCGCGCTAGCCGCGGGGAGTGTGGCCGGAAACACCGTACTCGGCAGCGTACCGGTTGTCAGGTTGCTGGCATCCGATCCGGCGTCCGAAATAGCCTTCAGCGTGGTATCGATGGTGTCCAGATTACCGTTGACCTTGGTGCCCCACGTGTCGGCAGACGCGCCGACTTCGGGCTTGGTCAGATTGTAATTGGTGGTGAAGGAATCGCTCACACCAAATCTCCTATAGCATGGTCCAAGTCGTCGGCGTGTCGCTGATGTCAGCCCACGACGCCGCAACCGGGTCTATGTCGGTCCAGAACCGCCCCTTCTTCATCGCCACGTCACTACCGGTGAGGACGAACGAACCGGCCTCCGCGCTCAGCGTGTAGGCCTGGGGCGCAAGCGCGGTGAGCGTGGCATCCATGCCTGTCAGCACGAATGCGCCCACATCGGCCGCCATACGGCGTGTCGATTTGAGAAGCGCGGGCAGGCCGGTCAAAACGAAGCTGCCAACCTCTGCTGTCAGCCTTTTGCCCTTGAGCAGCGTTGCCGCGCGGCCGGTGAGCACGAACGATCCGCTGCTCGCGCTCAACTTGCGCGCGGCAGCAAATCCGGCCTGCCGTCCTGTCAGCGCGAATGCGCCGTGATCCGCTGAGAGCGCGTAAGTGCCCGGCGTCTGCAACGACAGGTTTGCGTCTTGTCCGACAAGAGCGAACGCACCGGCCGTTGCCGCGAAACTGCGGGCTGACGATAGGGCCGCAGTCTGGCCAGCAGAAGAGAACGAACCTGATGCAGCAGAGAGGTTATAAGCCGTGCTGCTGCCAGTGCTGGGCTTAAACGCAATGATGGCAGCCGCCCATGCCGCCGGTATGGCACTATAGGACGGGTTGAATGATTTGGTCGGCGTTCCAGTTAGGAGCTGATAACCGCCATCAACTTGACGATCCGAACCGGTCGTGCCCGTTTCTGCCGAGATGGGCGGCGTAGCCCAATTGGCATCTGGCGTGTATGTGGCCGTGGCGCCAGGCACCGCCGCCATCGCCAGCATGAGACAATCGGCGGTCGCCGGTGTGCCCGATGTGATCGACGGCTGACCTGTAGATGCGCTGAATGCGGTCGCCGTGGCACCGCTGTCTAACGGATTACCGCTCGCCGCCCCGGTGATATAGACGGCCGACGCTGCCGCACGATCCGTCCCGGATTTCGTGATCGTGATCGTCTGACCGGCGGCGAGAGCCGAGACATTGTAAGCGTAATACCATGCGCCGATAACATTGCTGCCGATTGCGGATGCAGCGCGGGTATAGGTGTTGCCCGCACTGTCGGTGACTGCCTGACTGCCATAAGTGGTGGCGCGATCCGAGACTGCCACGGCAATGATCGCGCCCGCCGGGACCCCACCAACCGGAACGGTAATCGCGAACGATGAACCACTGGTGCTTCTGCCAGTCCCAATGGAATTGATGCCTAAAGCCATGTGCGCCGCCTATTGCTTACGGCGTGTGTCAGGCCACCGTCAGAATGCCATTTGTGGCATCAAAATCGACTGTGAAGGTGTCGCCGGAGGCCAGCGAAATTGACGATCCATAGTCCCAGAACCCGATCAGCGGATCGGCGGGCGATGTCGGCGTATCGTTGTACAGCACCGCATAGCGGAACTGGGCCATCGCACCCGTCGCCGTGAACACCACATCGGTGCCAACAGCTTTGGCCGTTCCGCCGGACGTGGAAAGTGTGATCGTTGTAGCCGTTCCGCCTGCCGTGTAGCCGTTCCCGGCGCTGATTTCGGTCAGGTCAGCCTTGACGGCGTTCGCTGCGGTGGGCGCCGTGTTCGTCAGCATCACTTTGAAGACATGACTGTCGAAATTGTGCACACCACGCAACGCGTCTTCGGTGAACTGATTGAATTTGTTGAACGACGCCATGCTGCCTCCTATACGACGTTGAAGCGGTCAGGCATGCGGATGTGATGCGCCGTGGTCTCCCGGCGATCCGCGTCCTGAATATCCGCGATGATTTGGGTGTAGAGATTGCCCCAGGTGACGATCCGGTCATCCTCCCGGAGCCATGGGGCCGATTGCAGAAGCGAGCCATAGAGATAGGCGTCGGGATGATCGGTCAGCAGCCAGTTGGTCGTATTGCTGTCGGAGAGCGCGGGGATGCGCTTGTAATAAGTGAGATACGCCGTGTAGCTCTCGCCAGCGGCCGGCGCCGGGCAGAACTCAAATTGATCGCCCACCACCGTGAAGGCTTCCGGCTTGCCCGTGTCGGCGGAGCGCACCGCCTTCATCTCCACAATGGCTTGCGGATCGGCGGCGTATTGCAGCCGGATCGGCGGTGTTCCCGCCAGATAGAAGGATTGCACGCCCGCGAAGTCGGACGGCACCATGGCGAAATCGCTTTCGATGGTGGCCGTCGCCCGCCCGGTCATGCGGCGCACCTTGAGGCGGCGCGTCAGTTGCGCTTCGCACAGACTGATGAAGACGGGGGCCTGATCGGCCACGTCCTGCCGATCCCACAGATAGCTTTTGATCGCGGCCTGCAGGCTGGCGTAATCGGTCACTGGCGCGGCCATCGCTCAGATCCTCCAATGCGCGGTGCGCAGATAGGCGTAGTCCGAGGAATTGAGTTTCTGTCGCAGCTTGTCGAAGTTTTCCGGGGCGTAAGCGTCCCAGCCTTCTTCGCGAAGCCACTTCATCCAGATGATGGTTGGAATGTGCGCAGCCCGGCGGAACGTCTTGTCTGGGCTCCAGCCTGCATCCATGTTCGCCAGTTGCTTGGCGTAATCCAGATGGGGCTCAACATCCTGCGTGGAAACGATGCTGATGGTGCCGTCCTCGTTGTCCACCCATTCTTTGCGAACGCCGGGAACCGAGGTTTCGAACGGAAGTGTAAAGCTCATACCTTTTCGGCAAAGCCATTTTCTTCGAGCGCACCAGCGGTGTCGCTGTCCACCCACAATTCCTCGTCACGATCTGCGTATTTGTCGCCTTCTTCGGCAACGTGGATGCCCTTCGAAACCTTCCCGGCTCCGAATTTGACGACACGGACCTTCACGGCGCCGTCGAACGGCGGACTCTCAACTGCGTTTTGCGTTTCCGCATCGATCTGTTCAGACTGCACTCTGGGCATGTTTCATTCCTTCAAAAAGATGAGGGCCGCCCCACAATGGAACGGCCCCCTTCAGGCTTCAGGGAGTGGATTAGATCGCGCGGATCATCGCGTGCGAACGCTCGTTCTTGACAACCAGCGTGCATTCACGGGTCATCAGAAACTTGGTGTTGTCGCCGGATTTTCCGAGTGGAGCGACCTTGTAACCATCCAGAGTGCCCACCGCCACCATGGACGGCGTGACAAAGGCGGCGAAGTCCGAGATCGCATACGGATGCGGGATCAGGCGCAGAGGCCCGAAGTCCGATACGTATACGTCGGCACCGCCGATGATGGTTGCCAGCTTCTGCCCACTCACTTCAGACCGGTTGGAAGCAATACCGTTGAAGGTGGAGAAGGTCTGTTTGTCCGTACCGCCCAGATAGACCTGAGACGGACGGGCGCCCTTGGAAAACGCCGTCGCCATCACGTCTTTCACCAGTTGTTCAGTGAATGAGCGCGTGGTTCCGGCCGTGGCGGCTGAGACGGTGCCACCGGAGAAGCCGCCATTGCTGCCGCCCGCGCCATTGCTGACGCTGGTGGTGCAGAAGGCGTTGAGCCCAGCAGAGTGGCGCGGCGTGGCCCCGCTTTCCGCGTTGGAGGCGTAGTTTCCGAGGAAACGCATCTCCATGTCGCGGCGAAGTGCGATGCCCTTGAGCGTCTTCTGCCGGTTCAGGTCGGATTTGCGACCGGCCTTGTTGACGATCTCGTTGGTACGAGAACCGCCAGTCGTCTTCTGGAAGATTTGGCAATAGTTGCCGATCCGATCCGTGTTGTTGGGCGAATCGAGCGTGCCAACGTCGTCGCCTTCCAGATGGGCATTCGTGGCCGAAGGCGTATCGAGGCTTTCGGTCTGCCATTCGTGGAAGGTGTTGGTGCATTTCACGGTGCCGATGTTGGAGATAAACGGCGTCTCCTCCGGTTCGACACGATAGATCATGTTTTCGAGGTCTTCGCGGATACCCTTGGTCGTCAGGGTTGTCGCGGTATTGGTAGGCGCAGCCATTTCAAGGCTCCATTGCGTTTTGCAACGCGACGGCGTTCTCAAGGCTTGGGTTCTGGTCGAACCGGGCCTGAAGCTTGTCGATCGTTGCCTGTTTGTGAGAGCGCAGCGGTGGCGCAGAACTCGGTGTGATCACCGGGGTTTTCTGCTTCCTTTGCTGCGCGGCTGGTTTTGCCTTGGCCTGCGCTTGGGCTTTCGCCTGCGCATGGCGGTAGCGGTATGCGTCGTATGCGATGCTGAGAATGCGGGCATCGATGTTGGCGAGTTCGTCCGGCGTTGCCCCTTTTTCCATCAGGAACTTGCCGACTTCCGTCCTCAGCGCCTTGCCCGTTTCCGGGTGGGCCAGTTCCGGCGCCAACGTCTTCAGCTTTTCTTCCTCTTGCGCCACAAACGTCGCGCGTTGCTGCTGGTCGGCGAATTGCTTGGCGACATTGAGCCGCTGCAATTCCTTGCCTTCCTCTTCCATCTGAATGCGGCCACGCATGGCTGCTTCAGGATCGGTGTCGGCCCAGGCCTTCCAATCGATCCGATCCCACTTGGATGCGAATGTCTGTTGGGCCTTGGGTAGAATTTCGTTGAGCGCAGCCACGTATTGCTGCATCTGGGATGAATCGGTCTCGGCCTTCTTGCGCGCCTCTGCGGCGTCCTGCTGGGCCTTGGTGACCGCGGCTTCGCGGAGCTTTTCCTGCTCTGCAACGGCGGCCTGAATTTCGGGTGGCGCCTTGGCGAACAGCGCTTTCTTGTCGGCGCTCCACCAGTGCGGCGCCTCTACGGCAGCGGCTTCCGGCTCGCCTTCATCTTCCTCGGCG